AAGGTTCTTCCATTTTGATTTTTAATTTCGGCACGTTGTAATATCACATCTTTTAAAATCAATGGTTTTGTTATATCAGCTGCTTCTGTTAACAGCGACATGTCATACGAGATGACATTGTATTCTACAAGTAATGACTGCATATTATTGCCCACGAATTTCACGAATCCGAGTTGCGATATTCAACAATCGTGATTCTAGTTTGATTAGACCTTGTTGGGTACGCTTCCATAACTGTTCACTTGCAATACCCGATTCATTTTTTAGTCGTGCATTAATTTTCAATGCGCGTTCAACTTCGTATAAACTTTTATTTAATTCAGAAATTGCTTTAGCAATTTTTTGATGAGGAGTGGCAGTTGGATCATTCTTATATTTATAATACCTATTTTCTGATAGCTCGTTTTTGACAGTTTCCATTTTATCTGCTGGACTATTTATTTCTTTTTCTCCACGAGGAGTTAATTTAAATCCCGTTGTATCTGTCGCAATGTGCTTTGCACGTGTAATTTGTTTTTGTTTATTACCACGAAATGCATATGGGGTTAAATACCCAGCTACGGATCCTGTTGTGGTCGCTTCCTCCAATTCTTGCTTAATAATTTGACGAATAACTTCACGAAAGCGTTGTTGTTGTTCCATAATTAACTCTTTAAAGTGTCTAATGTCTTGGTAATTTCCAAGGCAATTAACAATGAAGTCATGTGATTTTCTTTGATGATGTTGGCATTGGCGATGCGTTCTAATTGAGTTATAACTTCAGAAAGTTTAATGCGAGTAATCGTGTTATCAACTTTAACAACTTTGGATTTTAATTCTTTAATAAGAACTTCTGCTTCCTTGGTTGCATATTTTTTAAGTTGTTCAGTATTTGATACATTGTAAATATATTCACGAAGTAGATTCTTTTGTCTATCGTTTAATTCTGCGTATTTTTCATTAAATTTTTCAATTAAAATACGATATGATAATAAGCGTAAATCTTCTTCTTGTCCTTTAATAGTTTCAAACAACTGTACATCATTTTTACTTTCTTTATTAGTAAGATTACCAGTGAGGTGTTCTACCATAGTGAATTTTGCAGACACTAAACTTTCAATTTCTGTATAATCTGTCAATTCGTTAATCACTCCATCAAATACTTTGTATACCGATGCGTATACTTTATACGACGGAATACGTGCATTGAGGAAATCTTTCAAATCATAATGATTTTTAATTTCCTTTATTAAGTTGTATTTTTGAGTGTTTAACAGATGTTCATTTAATTTTTTCCGTTGGTCGGTAATTATACCAATTAAATGAAATGCTTTTTCTTCACTCATTTGTTGCACATTAAAAACTGCCCGATACAAAAGTAATTCCTTCCCCAATTCTGTCTTGGAATTAAAAAACTCTCGCATGAGTTTAACCGCTGTATCATTATTGCGGTTTTCTAGTGCGTCGGAGGTAATTTTACGAACCAATAGTTCGAAAAGAATACCTGTATTACGAATTTTGTTGTGCTTGACGTTTGATTTCATATGTATTCCGTTTTGTGACATATTATACCGTCATATATTAAATATAACGAATAGTTATAAGATTTTAGTTTTCTAGCCCCAAAATGTTATTTTCATCTAAAAAAGAACCTGTTGGCGTTGTATTTTCCAACAAAACCGAATTTTTTGTTTTATTTAACGATCCTTTGTCCAACCACTGTTGCATTTCCAATGTCAATGGTGATTTTCGTTTATCGTTTCGTCGTTTACCTACAGTCAACGAATCCATATTTTCTTTATGTCCCAAAGGATCACGCCCCCGTGGATGACTATCTTGCCCATAGGACACACCCTTCTTGGGTCTGCCCATGTTAGCCTCCTCCAAATCAACATCTTCCAATTCACTTTCTTCGTCGGATTGGTCTAATGACGCTAGGATACTGTCTACATCGTCAACTTGTTGCTGTTCTATATCTTCTGGTTCGGGTTGCTCTTCTTCCCCACCGGTAGCCACTTGTTGTGGTTCTTGTGGTTGTTCCAACTTAGTTAATTCCATAACTCGCTTTACATCCTCTACAACTTTTGATCGTTGCGTACTAACATCATCTTCTGACATTTCAAAAATATGATGATATACCCAATCTTGTGAAATTAATTTAGTTCCAATAAGATCATTTGCCACTGCAACCTTTTCTTTCCACAAGTTCAATTTTTCTTGTTCATACACAATGGATGGTGAAGTTAAACTTAATTCAAAATCAATCAATTCTTCGTCACGGAATCCTTGAATGTATAAATGAATTATAGCAATCTTTGTTAACTCCGACACCATAATACGCTGAATTCGTTCGATGGTACGAGCAAACCGTACATCTTGTGCTGCTAATGTCGCCTTACCACTTATACCCTCTTCGTATCCCATAAACGCCTTCGGTACTTTAAAGGCAGCCAATAGTTTGTTACGGAGATATTCAATGTCTTCAATCGCATTAAATTGCAACCCAGGAAGATTTTGAATATCGGTACCAGAATCTTTCCCTCGAACAGGAAGATAAAAATCTTCCGTAATGTTCATCATATTATATCGAAGATTGTAATCACCGGTCGTTGGATCTACCAATGGAGTTTTTTTCATACGATCCATGATACGATTCATGAAGGTATCAATTTCTGCCGGCGGGATATTACCGATATCGACCAAAATCTTACGCTTGTCTGGTGCTCGCATGATACGATGGATTAACATTGCATCTTCCATGAGTTGCAATTGCTTCCATACACGGCGACCACCTTCGATCATGGCTTTACCATACGGAAGGAAATTCGTGTCCGCTAATAAACGGAAATGTGCTACTTCAAAACTTTCAAAATCTTTCTTACCTAATAGCAAGAAATCATTTTCAATTTTAAATCGCACACTGAATGGTTGATCGGGTTGTTCACCCTCAATACGGATGGTTTCGTATACCGATAATGGTACTGCATTAACCACTCCGTATTCTTGATCCAAGTCCAAATATAAAAAGAAATCTCCGTACTTTGCCATGTTACGAATCCATGGCCAAAGATTAAATTCAATATTTAAAATGTCATAAAATAAATTATGGAGAATATCTTGAACTTGTTGATTTTTTGATTTAATACTTAGAATTTGTCCAAACTCATCTTTAATAGTACTTTCATCAGCATAAATGTCTAATACCGACGAGATAATAGGATCATTATCCATCATATCATAATCACGGAATAACTGTAATCGTGATCCCTGAAATGCGGCCGCTGCTTCATATCTACCGTGCGAAGAACCATATCCTCCGGTACCCGATGAGTACACGCGATGATATCTATCAACTCCACGCCGATTAACAAAGCTTTGTATGTTGTCAGTATCAGCTATTTTTAATTTTTTTCCTCCAACATTACGAACAATGGTACTGGTGGAAAAAAGTTTTTTAAGCCTAGTAAATAAAGATGTGTCGGACATATTACCTCAATTAATTAAGAAGACACGACTCACCGATAGCGGCAACTGTCATTTCTGCTAGGTGAGTGTTGGGATTATCCTTGCCCGTTTTAATAATTTCATTTAACTTGGTGATCAATGTTTGTGCAACACTATCAACTTCTTCTTTAAAGCATGCTTCAAATTGTTCATAGTTGAAAAATCCATATTGCATTTTATTTACTTTGGCAACACCTTCTAACAGTGTTGCATATAATTCAGTAATGGACTTCTGTTGTTCCGTCGTCAATGTTGGTATCAACTTTTCCATTAATGTATCGATACGACCTGTGCTGACGCGTCGTTCTGGAAGTTGATAATTTTCCATTAAAATATTTTTTAACTTAATCATTTTATTATTTCTCCTTGTTCAATACGGTATGCATTTTCTTGACATATCACCACTTACTGCATGACCAGTATCTTGCACTGGTTCTATCCTTTGCCGTAGCACAATTGTGACGAGCACGGAATGCTTTACGACGAGAGGGGATATTTTTCTTAATCTTCATTGTCTTTTCACCACGGCGTTTTGCCGAAGTACCACCATGACCAAAATTAACTTTTTTAATATTACCACTACTTGGATCACGAACAAACACTTTGAATTTTTTTACATCTCCTCTCATTGGCTTTCCAAGAGAAACCTTACGACCACGATATTCAGCTTCTCCTAATTGTTCTGGATGTTTACCTTGTAATACTTCAATTAAACACTCGGTACAATAATCTTCGGTGTCTAATTCCGTATCAGTATTTTCGGAGCCAAACATTCCTCGTTCACGGTCATGTTCTGTGTCAGGTTTTACATCCATATCGGAAGTTACTTCTGATTCTGGTCTGGTATATAATTCTTTTACAGGAACACAGTTAGGAACCATTTTACCATTTAATTCCTTCATACCTACTTGCTTATATCCATCCCAACAAGATTCGTATAGAATATCTGTTAATCTAACCATACTCGTTCCCAAAGTCAAGAGTTTTATTTCTTTTTAAAGGTAGAAACCATCGTTGGTTTTCCACCTGTATTTCCTGCTTTTCTTTTTCTCGTAATAGCTGATCGTTTCTCTGACTTTGACATAGCTGCGGCTGATCGTGCAGGACGGCATTTTGGATATTTCGCTGATCCGCCCTTCCGTTCTTTTTTACCAGCGGATGCACCGCACGGAGGATGCTTGCCAGTTTTTGGGTCTTTACGAGAAATATCTAC